TTGTTTCACGGTATTTAAGGATTACAACCTCATGAACGTCTTGGGGATGTTCGAGCAATCTTTTTGTGACGGACTCTTTGGCCTCTGTAATCGTCTTGAACATTCGCCGGACAACTAGACGTGTCGGATCATGTGTTTCTGACATCACCCTCAGTTTCTCACCCGTAGGGATTATTTCTGCGTAATACATCGTATTCTCCTGTGTTAAAAACAAACGACAAAATGGGTATGGCATGAGTCGGGTTTAATCGTCAATACCTTTTTTTCTTGCGTCTGAGTTGCGCCAGCTTTCTCTTAACTTTCGAGCGATGTACCTGTCGTAACTCTCCCGCCTCTTGTCCGGTATTGTCTTCGGCCTGTTCTGCTTCTCCGACAGACTCTTGGCTACAGGATTCATTTGCTTTTTTTTCTTGCTCAAGTTCATTCTCCTTTTCAAACCCCTTTAGGGTATCCTCAAGTTTCCTGATTCGTTTTTTTATATTAAGAATTCGTTCATCATCAATCATCTGTGTTCCCCTGTTGGTAACCCTACGGGTAGGGTAATTCCGAATTCATTTAGCGTCAAGCAAAAAATTCATTTGACATCAGAATTCATTCGATTATGCTCACCCCTATGAGTAGCACACACGAATATGTGGAATCATTAGGCGTACCAATTGGAAGCAGGCACAGATCAGACTGTGCATTTTGTGGACATAAGAATTCATTTGCTGCATATAATGACGGAGTTCATGTCATCTTCAAATGTTTTCATGCTGACTGCAATGTAAAGGGGCGCATCAGGACGAGGCTTACATCAGATTCATTTACTGCTATCGTGCAACCTGAAGTAAAAAATTCATTTGAATTCATTCTTCCTGATACCTTTGTTGATATATCCAAAAATTCAAACGCGATGCAGTATCTAAGATCTGTAAACTGCATGGACGCTTATCTTCATGGTAGAATTCGTGTCATGTATGATAAAAGACTGAACCGGGTCGCGTTTATGATACGTGACAGAAAACGTCCTGTAGATGCTGTAGGTCGGGCTTTGGCAGATATCAAACCAAAGTGGTATCGTTACGGTAAGTCTCAGCAACTTTTCACTGCTGGTACAAGCGACATCGCTGTATTGGTCGAGGACTGTGCTTCGGCGTCCTGTGTCAGCCATATGGTCACTGGAGTTGCAATGCTTGGTACGTCGATCTTGAAAGATCACATCGAACAACTGAAAAAGTATTCTGCTGTTTACGTTGCGCTTGACAAAGACGCTACACAACTGGCGTTGAAGACTGTGCAAACTTTAAAGCCCAGCTTGAATGTGCGTATGCTCATACTCGAACAGGATTTAAAGAACATGGAAGGAGAGCGAAGGGATGACTTCATTAGAAGAAAAACCTCTTGAGCAACAGATACTACAATATTGTTTGAGCAGGGAGTTCTACAGTAGCATAAAGCACATACTAAAAGAGGATATGTTTGAAGGCACAGCCAAGACTGTGTTTCGTACAATCGTAGATTGCCACGACATTGGAGAGCATAACCTGTCAGTTGATGAAGTTCATTCTAGTTTGCTGACATCCAATCCTGCTTTGACGCAAAGCACTCGTAACGATATTGCAAAGTTGTTTGCTAATCTAACAGAGACTTCACAGAATTTGAACTTGGAGGTTCAACGAAAAGTTGTAGAAGAGTTCTGGGCTAGGGACCAAGCCCGTGTGATTGGTGAAAGAGCAATAGATATATACACAGGCAGTGATATCGACTTCACGCCTATTAAAACACTTTTAGATCAGGTAACAGAGCATGTGATCAGAGGCAGTGAGACTTACACTATCTTCGATACAGATTTTGCCGACCTGTTAGAGACAGAGGAGAAAGATGTGGAGTTCCCGTTTGACCTATCAATAATCAATCAAGAGGTGCCCGGAATGTCGCGTGGCAACTTTGGTATCATATTCGCAAGACCAGAGGTGGGTAAGACTACCTTCTGTTCTCACTTGTGCGCTTCTTACGTCAGACAGAAAAAGCGTGTGGCTTACTGGGCTAACGAGGAGCCTGCTGCTAAAATTAAACTACGAATAATTCAAAGCTACTACCGCCTGACAAAGAAGGAAATGATACAGGACAAAGAAGTTTTAGCTAAAAGATATCAAGAAGAAATTAAACCATATCTGACAATCATTGACTCAGTGGGTACGTCTGTTGAAGAGCTTGATCAATACTGTAGGCTTACAAAGCCGGACGTTGTATTCGCAGACCAGCTAGACAAGTTCCGCATCGGAGGGGAATACAACAGAGGTGACGAGAGACTTAAACAAACGTATATTATGGCACGTGAGATAGCCAAGAGAAGTGATTTACTTTTCTGGGCAGTCTGCCAAGCAAACTACGACGCACATAATAGAAGGTTCATTGACTATTCAATGATGGATAACAGCAGAACAGGTAAAGCTGGTGAGGCTGATTTGATATTGGGTATCGGTAAAACAGGAGATGAAGATACCGACAACTACATGCGCTTCCTTTGCATATCAAAAAATAAAATCAACGGGTGGCATGGCGTGGTAAACAGCAACATAGACATACACAGGGGGTTTTATTACTAATGGATATTAAACATCAAAGAGGATTGTACAGCGAAATGATCGCTGCCGCAGAACTTACCAGACAGGGGCATGAGGTGCTATTTAACATGGCTGACAATGGGTTGGTCGATCTAGTGGCAATCAATGCCACGACGGGGGACATCACATTGTATGATGTAAAAACTAAATCATACCGTAAGGATGGCAGTATGATTCATCGTTGCACTAATTCAAAACAAAAGAAGTTGGGTGTAAAAATATACTATGTTGATAGATTTGACATGGAGAACACAAATGAACATTGTGACGCTTGACGTTGAAACAACCACCTCTCACAAACAGAACGGTGCTTGGACACCCTCCCCGTTTTTTGAGAACAGGCTTGTTAGTCTGGGGTACAAGAATGTCATGTCAATCGGCGTGGAATACCTGTGCTTTTATCACAATGAACAGCGGGCACATCTAAATGGGTGGGATGAAGTGCAGAGAGTTCTGGACGACACTGACATGCTCGTAGGTCATAACATCAAGTTTGATCTTATGTGGTTGCGTGAGTGTGGCTGGAGGTATGACGGACCGTTGTATGACACTATGGTAGCTGAATATCTGCTGTCTGGTTCCCGGCGTTGGCCTTTGAGTTTGGCGGCTCTTGCTGAGAAGTATGAGGTCGGGTCTAAGAAAACTGATTTGGTTCAACCGTATCTGGATGAAGGCGTTACGTTTGACAAGATACCATACGACATTGTAGAAAAGTACGGTAAAGAGGACGTGCTGGTTACTGAGCGCGTGGCTCTGAAACAAACAGAAGCCTTTGGCACCACACTGGAGATGTTATGTAATGGCGACTAATTTATTACCCACACTTAAAATGTCTTTGCAACTTACCGATGTGCTTTGTGACATTGAACGGGCAGGCATCAAGATAAATGTAAATACTCTTAACACTCTGCGTGAGGACTTTGAGAACGAGCTTGAAGAGTTAAAACTAAAACTGCGTAGCCTTGCTCAAGATGTGATGGGGGATACGCCTATCAATCTTGATAGTCCTGACGACAGATCCAAACTGTTGTACTCTCGTGAGGTCAACAACAAACAAGTTTGGAAAGCCATATTCAACATAGGGACAGAGCAAAGAGGCGCGACCAAGAAACAAAAAATGCGGGTGCGTATGACATCCTCTGAATTTAAACATGCGGTGAGTGATAACACTATAGTCTTACGTAAGACCATTGGATCACAATGCACCATATGTAATGGCGTAGGCAGGGTAGACTTCGTAAAAAAGGACGGCACAACAAGCAAAATCAAACGAGTTTGTAAAAACTGTAACGGAAAAGGAATGACCTATGTTCACACGGGCCAAACTGCAGGGTTTAAAATTAGCCCTAGAAGTGTCACGGACGTTGCGGCGGGTGGATTTAAAACTGATAAAGACACGCTGGAGCAGCGGTTGCCAGAACTATCAGGACAAGCTAGAGAGTTTGTCGAAGCGTATATACGCTACTCCGCTGTTCGCACATATCTGTCTAACTTTGTGGATGGTATGTTCAATAATCTTGATAACAATGGCTTTATTCATCCTGAATATATGCAGTGTGTTACTGCTACTGGGAGACTTTCTTCGAGAAACCCGAATTTTCAAAACATGCCGCGAGGCTCTACATTCGTTATACGCAAAGTTGTAGAAAGCAGATGGGACAACGGGTGGATCATTGAGGGCGATTATAGCCAGCTTGAGTTTAGAGTAGCCGGGTTTTTATCTGGTGATGATCAAGTATACGCCGATGTCAAAGCAGGCACTGATGTGCATAATTACACAGCCAGCATCATTGGGTGTAGCAGACAGGAAGCGAAGGCACACACCTTCAAACCTTTGTATGGTGGGGTGACAGGAACAGACGCACAGAAACGATACTACAATGCTTTCAAAGACAAATATTCTCGTGTCACAGAATGGCAGGATGAACTACAACGTGAAGCTGTAGAAAACAAACTCATTCGTTTGCCGTCTGGTAGAGAGTATCATTTTCCCGGCACGACATGGACACGATGGGGCACTGCGACTAATCGCACCGCTATCTGTAATTATCCAGTGCAAGGATTTGCGACGGCTGATCTACTGCCCTGCGCTCTTATCTTCCTTCACAGGACGCTGAAGCAGAATAAGATGGAGACTGTAATCTGTAACACCGTGCATGATAGCATCGTTCTAGACGCTCCACAGGACGAAGAACGTGAAGCTATCCAGATTTTAGATGACGCTCTGCTATCCGTTAAAGATGAAATACGTCAACGGTATAACGTCGAGTTTGACATGCCAATTGATATCGAGATAAAAAAAGGTAGAAACTGGCTTGACACTGAGGTGGTAGAAATATAGAATCATTTAACTAGTCATAGGAGAGAAACATGACAGCAAACGAAATAGCAACATTAGAAAATATTAATTTAGACAACTTAGACGAGGCCGCGTTGATGGCCTTAACTGGACAAGGTAATCAGCCGCCGACAGGATCACAAGCTGGACTACCCCGTCTTGGTATTAACTATGATCAAGAAAACGATGCGGGTGTTAGCCTTCCTCGTGGTCATTGGAAACTTATGGTAGATGGAGAGTTTGTCTACGCTGATAAACTCAAGCTACGTCCATACACTCGCATGTATACTTACAGCCTGTGGGATCAAGAGGAAAGCACGTTTATCAGTCAATCAATACAAACTGCTAGTTTGGGAGATAGGTTCCCGGACTCAGCAGGCGGCGAGAAATGTGGTCGTCTTTCAAAAGACGAGGAAAAGGAGCTTGGAGCTAATGACCCACGTGTGCTTCTGTCACGTGAGGTTGTGTGCAATCAAGTTATTTATGGTACTGTGTCTGGCACTGCGCTTACTGCTGACAAAGAAAAAGTGCAATTGACAGATCAGCCTATCGTATCTTACTTCAAACGATCTGGCTTCCGGCCTGTTCGAGAGGCGATTGACCATATTACACGGCAAAAGCTTTTGATGCAGAAAGCTGTGTTTGATATTGGCACAAAGAAAATGAAGTCAGGTAGCGTGACGTACTGGGTGCCAACCCTCGCTCACACGGATTACCTTGAGGCTTTGACACAGGATGACATGGACTTGTTGAAGAAGTTCTTGGACTCTATTAAAGCGTACAATGATGGTATCATGGAGCGTTTTCGTGAGAGCAATAAGCTGGTAGCGAATGAGGCAGACATCTCACTGGCAGAAGAGCTTGAAGATGTTACTGCTGCCTAAAGTACAGGGCACTTTAGAAAAGGTTAGTCGGGAGGGCATTGCCCTCTCGTCTAATCATTACAATGAGTTCGTTGGATCCGTAGAGCAGTTTGTAAAAAAACAATTTATAAATAGACAGCCTTCAGACAGAATACGCATGTCCGGGTTAGGTCGTCCCCTGTGTCAACAACAGTTAGAGAAGCAAGGATTAAAACAGGATGTCGCTTACAACGATCTTGTTCGTTTTCTTATTGGTGATCTAGTAGAGGCCGCTGCCGTTCTGATTATGAAGGGCGCTGGCATCAAAGTCGAACAGGAACAGAGCCAGTGTTCCCTCGAACTTGATGGGAAGACCGTCAACGGAACCTTGGATGTCATCATC